AAAGCCATGATACATACCACTTCCACACAGCTTTTATTTTTTCTTTAATTTTTTTAATCATTTTTTTTCTCCTCTATCTCGTAGAAAAAATTATCAGTGTCTTCAGTTCGCCACTGTTGTGTATCTTCTACATTCCAATAGTTAGTTTGTACCTTCCAATCAGGAACTTGGTCTTTTACCGTAAATGATGGTATGTCCCAAATCAACCTGTTGTTGGGCTGAGCTGCGTAATTGCCGTCATTCAACGCAAGTACGTGTGCGCACTTATGTTCGTGCGGGATCTCAGAATGATCAGTATCTAGTATATTAGGTTCTGGGTGTGCAAAGTCAACAGTAAATAAGTATTTACCATAGTGCCATTTTTTATCTTTGCCTATGTATTTACCTGCTTGTGACTCTAAAATATCCCAACTAGTAACAGCAGGATAATAACTAAAAGAATTCCATAGCTGCAATTCGTCAAGTCTTTTAATCGGAACAGCTTCCGGTTTATAGCCACGTTGAATAAAAGCCGTAATTGGCAGACGATAAAAGATTGCACCGTTTTCCATAATGGCATTAAACAAGAGCGCACGACCTGTAATACAGGTGACACCAAAGATAATGCAATCCTCAACTTCGCCATGATGTTTTTTAAGATCATATAAATATTCCCTTCTTATCTGTGCATACTCTACAGGTATATTTGCATTTAAGTAAGCCATAATTTTTCCTCACTTTATTGTACCCCAGTTTTCTCCTTTTTTACAGTTAACTTTATTAGAGATTTCCAAAGGTATTGTTGTTTCCATAACATTTTGAATTACGTTTATCATATACTGACTATCAACAGATATACATAACTCATCATGTATTTGTATGTGGGGTATTATACCTTTTTCATATAGGTCCACCATTGCCTTCTTTGTCATATCTGCGGCAGAACCCTGTATCAGTCTATTTAACGCTTTGTAAGTAAACGCTGGAGTGTAGTATCTTTCAAAATAGTCCATATAATTAGGATCTATCTTATTCTCTTTGTATTTTTCTAACATCTCAGCTTTGTATGCCTCTTTTGCTTCGTGTTCCGTGTACAGTGGTACTTCAGTAAATCTATTTGTTTCAGGATTCCATTCTTTGTTTGTAGTTTCCCATTTGTTAAACCTGCAGAATCTATCGTACAATGTAAAAAGTAATTTATTTTCTTTGGCAAATTTTATAAGTTCTTGAGATAGTCTTCTAACAAAAGGCACTTTATTATGGTATTCATTAAATAATTCTTTAGCTCGATTAGAATCTAACCCTAGTTCTCTTTGTAGTTTTAATTTACCCATACCATAAAACAAACCAAGATTTATGGTCTTTGCTTGTGTTCTTGATATGTTAGCCATGTCAGCTACTATCTGGTGAAAGTCAGCATCTTCTTTGTTAAACTCATCCTCTAATTTATCTGTGCCAGGGAGTTCTAATTTTAAAGCATAGTGCACCACAATACGAGGCTCTTGTTGTGAATAATCAAAGCTAGCCCACTGTTGTCCTTCTTCAGGAATAAATAGCTCTCTCATTTTTTTACCAATATATCCTCTTGCTGGTATCTGTTGTAAGTTAGGATTAGACATACTAAATCTACCGGTAACTGTGCCACCTGAATCTGATCTTATTTGATTTATATCTGCATGTATTCTATCTTCGTGCACGTATCCTAGTAATCCATCAATAAAAGTATTTACTGCTTTGTCATACTCTCTTGCTTTTGCAATCATACGTAAACATTTATTACTGTGAGTTCTTAAATAATCTTTTGGAAGTTGTGGCATTTTTGATTTGGGAGTTACTTTGTAATCTTTAATATTAAGATAATCTAATAACTTTTTAATTGAAGCAGCAGCCCAAATGTCAATTCTAATTGATGTTTTATTTTCTATTGCTTTTATTATTTGGTCTCTACGTTTTTTGAGATGTCTTCCAAACAGGATGGCTTTTGACCGATCTATTCTAACTCCTTTGAACTTCATGTCAACTAAACAAATAAATAATTTTGTTTCTAATTCAAATATTTGTCTACAAGTTTTTTGCTCTCCATCATCTTTAGTGTATAATACTTCGTCAATTTTTTTATCAAATAACTTCCATAATTTATAAGTTAAATTTACGTCTTGCTTTGCGTACTCTTTAACAATTGATGCGGGTAGTTTATGCATGTTAGACATGGGATCTTTTACCATGCCACCTGACCACTCTAATGTTTTTTGTTGTAGATCGTATTTGTATTTTTCTTCATTAAGATAATCTTTTGATAATGCGTCCAATGAATATCTAAATCTATTTTCATCAATGACAGATGCAGCTATCATAGTATCAACTATTCTACCTTTAATCATCTTACCGGTCACAGCTCTTATCCAACAAACATCATACATTGCATTGTGAAATACTTTTGTAATGTTTTTGTTTTGAAATATTTTATCGTTGAGAACTTGCCATATCTTATTTATTCTATCGTAAGCTATATCAGTATCAGAGTGACGTAGAGGAAAGTATGCAGTTTCATTTTCAGTTGCAACTGCAATACCACAAACAAAACCATCTTTACGTATCGCACCAGATCCTTTTGTTTTTAAATTAGGGTCGTAAGTTTCTATATCTATTGCGACTGTATCTATACCTTTAAGGTTTAGATCTTCTGGTGTATTACACATTATTTTATCCCCCATGAATTAGGTTTTTCTTTTGGTAAATTTTCTTTTGGTTTTTCTATGGTAGGATAATCTCTTTCAATTATCATTTCTAAAAAATGTATTGCTTTCAAAATATCTTCTTTCCCATTTTTATCTTGATGACGTATGATATATTTAATAGCACAACCTTCAGGGTATAGCAACTTATTCTCTACTACAAACTTACTTGGCTGTATTTTATATTTTTGATAATGTGATCCTCCGTGTTGCTTGTCCCAAACTTTATTTTTCATTATTCTCTCCCGTATGTTTTATTTTTATGACAATTCACACACAACAATTGTAAATTACAATTATTTAAATGATATTTTATCCAATTATTTTGCATTTTAATATTGGTAAAATACCATATGTCTTCATATGGAGCTTTTCCCACAGTGCTAAGAATATCCTCTCTATCATAATTATTAAAAAAATTATTAAATAAAGTTATAAAAGTTGGATCTTTATGATCCACCTCTGCATCAAGTCCATGCACTTCAACCCCACATCTATTACAATTTGGTTTTGTATGATTTCTAAAATTTTTTTTATGTATTTCAACTGCTTTTCTAGCAGCTTGTTTTACTCTGTGCATTTTATTTTCATTCATTAATACACCTGTACCAAAACAAGTGAACATCCATTTTGCAGCCACAGGAACTTTTTCACCCCAATGAGAAACATCAAATTTACATTCTTTAACTTTAGGTTTGTCTTTTTGATGCACCCATAAACATATACCTCCTTGACTATCATAACCGAAAGACCAATTCTCTACTCCCTCACCTATTTTTCTTTGATACCAATCTTCATCATTACATAAAAAATAATCTTTAAATAATTTATCCATAGCGGTTTTAGTAATAGCAGTTGTTTCATCTAACTTTTTTCCAAGCGGAACTTGATCTCTTAATAACTGAAAATGTTTGTATGCATCTTGTTTATTTTTAAAATCTTTTCCTAAAACATTTTTGTATTTCATTTTATTCCTAACGTGTAGGGTCCTCTTGATGCTATGGTCCAACAGTCAACCCTGCCTCTACTGTAAGCCACATACTTTAATCTTAATTGTGTGAAGTATTCTTCTTGTCTTGTTCTTGTTAAATCAACAACAACGTTGTCAAACGTTAATCCTTTTACTGTGTGTATGTTTGCATATTTAACTCTTACATCACCTGATTCAACAAAGTCCTTGTTTAGAACCTTTCTAATGTACAATATTCTATCAGGATCTGTTTGAGTCCTAGTCAAAGCAAAATCATTGTACTGCACAGAATCTGCTTTTAAATATTTTTGATCTATCAAATGATCTATTGTGTATGGTTTGTTAATCCATTCATCAAAACATTTAGTATCTCCCCTGCCATGCATTATCACTTTACTACCCATATAGTTCCAAAAATCCTTTATCTGTTTTAAATCCATGGGTTTACCTTTTACAAAATCAGGCCAATACTTATGACATTTTATTTCTTTTTTTGACACATAAGGTGAGTTGCCAACGTGTGCAAACTCTATACCATGCTGTTTAAAAAATTTTCTCATTTCTATGTCTGATGGATTTCCTCTATAGGTAAATAAAAATGTTTCGGTGGAGTTGTGTATTTTATTTAAAAGTTTTTCTAAAGCTGTGCAATTATTTTTAAGTGATGAGAGATAATAATGATTACCCTCTACGTCTGTGGGTTTCCATATTCTGTCGTAACCATAATAATCCCATATGGGTTTTATTATACTTTTACATAAATTGTTTATTGTTCTACCACATCTATGTCCTTGTTCTAATTGCTCTGCATCTTTGGATAATCTGTGATAATAATCTGAATCTGAACCTGCAAATTCAAATATAGTTTGGTCTGCATCTCCAACAAAATAATATTCTTCAGTATTAGTGGCCATTTTATCGAGTGCTTTTCTTTGTGGCACGTTACTATCCTGGGCCT